TTTCTAAATTTATAAAATAGAATATTATGTCATACTTTTTTTAATTTTAAAATTAAATTAACAAATATTTTTATCTCTTAAAGCAAAATTCTTTATTGTTTTCTTCAATTGTTATATAAGTATTCATTTAAAGATAACTTATATATTCTATGTGTCAAATGAATAAAGGTTATATTTATCTTATCTCATTTGATGGAACTAATGATATTTATATAGGTTTGACTACCAAGAGTATTAACAAAAGATTTAAAGAGCATAAAAAATCTGGAACTGTATTTGAATATGTTTCTAATAATCTCAATTATGATTGGTCAAAAGTTCATATTGATATCATAGATACTGTGGATATGGATAAAGATTTAACACATTTAATAAATCATCCTCTAAACACAATGCAACCAATAGTCCCCACATCTAAAATCATACTACCCAAATATACAAGTATCTATAATACACAATATCAACTAGTTAATTTTAAGTTAAGGAATATGGAAATGTTCCATATACATAATTATAAAAATGAAGGTAAATATAATTTGATAAACAAAAAAATAGATTATTTTTCCAATCGTGATTATATGAAATATAATTTTTTCAACTATGCAAAATAATTTTCTTTTATATGTTTTCTTCATTTTCAAAAAAAAATGATTTTTTTTATTTTCTTCTATAAAGTTATATAAGAAATATTCAATATATTTAATGTGTCCGATGAAAATCTATAAAAGAGTATTGGAAGTTATTGACGGTGTTGAGCGTGAGTTCGTTATGATTGATATTGAAGACTTTAACAATTATATGTTCCTAACTCAAACAAGCTTTAGCAAACTACAGACCAGAAAAGAACAATTATCAAAGAGGGAAGAAAGACAACAAGAGGTAGAAAATAAGCGTATTGAGGAAATCAAAGAAAAAGAAAGAAGAGAACAAGAGAAACAAGACAAATATAAACAAAAAATTGAACAGGAGATTATGATCAATAAGCACGAGAACGAAAGAAACCATAAAATTAAAGAAGAATTGAAGACAGAGTATAAACAAGTATTTGAAAGTAATGAAGATGCAACCGTTAAGAAATGTGGATTTTGCAAAACTTATAAAGTATATCCCCTACATTTCTTTGATGATGACAATAAGAAATATATGAAAGAATATATAGAGGATAAACAACGAGTTAAAAAGCCTTGTTGTGTTGATTGCTATATGGATGCAGAAGAAAAGAAGAAAACAAAAATTATTGAATGCACAATGCATTGTAATGTTTGTAAATCATCCTATATTGCCTTTAGTGAAAATGCCATTATCAAACACAATATCAGCATCAAACATAAAAAGAACTTACAAGCAGCCAAAGCCACAGAAACAACCAAAATTAAATTAGAATTATTATCAGTAAAAGAATTGCAATCAATTTGCTCTAAATCATTGAATGAACAAGGGACATATTTAATTAACAACTATTCAAAAACCAAAAAAGATGATTTGATTAAAAAGATGAATGAAGTCTATGACAAACTCACGCTTGACTTCTATTAATTTATTTTTGTTCATAATACATATTCATAATATGTATTCTTATATAACAATCGGACAAATACTAAACCTAATTTTACTTTAAGAGATGATTTTATAACTTTTTCTATATTTATAAATTAAAATATTGTGTCATACTTTTTTAAATTTTAAAAATAAATTAACAAATATTATTATCTCTTAAAGCAAAAAGACAATAAACATTTGGTCATCAAGTTATATAAAAATATTTCTATATTATTATTATAATGAACGCCTACTATAATAATAAGATACATACTGATCCAGAGTTTTATCAGAAGGAAAAAAAGAGAGTTGCTGAATATGTCAAGAATAGGTATAATACCGATGAAGAATACAAAGAAAAAAGAAAGGAATATTGCCGAAACAAGATGAAGGAACTATATCAAAAGAGAAAACAACAACAAGAAGAATAAAAGGTTATATAAAAAGTTATATAAGAATTTTTTTCTTATTATATAATAAAAAGAATGGAAGACATATTCGAGACTTGTGAAGATTGCTATGGAAAAGTAAGCATTATGGAAATGATTGTAAAAGAAACAGCAGATGGAAATTGTATATATTGTCCTAAATGTGTTGAGCGTCATAAATTTTTAGATCGTGAGGCGGAAAGACTGATTAAATATTATGGTTTAAATATTACTATGAGAGATGAGCCAAAGCAATTTAAAAAGAAATCCAAAGATTAGTAATATTCAATGTCATCATCTAGGGAAGGTTTCCATTTAATTCCAAAATAATACATACTACCAGCTCGAACTTTTTTCGGTATTTCTTTTTCTTTCAAATAGTTGCTTATAATACTATGGGATATCCGATTATCATATGGTCTATTTTGATTAATATAATATCTTAAATCGCTACTCATAATACAATCATTTTTATTATTAGTTATGTCAATACTACTATTAAAGAAGCTTTCAACAACATTCATATTTTTAACACTTATTATATCTATCTATTATTATTATTTAAAATTTCTTGACCCTTCCTTTTAGTGCTTTTTCTTTTTTGGCTCTTTCAATATCAGCAATTGAAAGTTCATTAAATGTTTTTGGTGTATCTGCGGTAATCCTTATTGTCGGTCGATAGATATCATTCTTATGTTTGTATCCGATTTCTCCTCTAGAGTTCCTCCAATCCTCTAAAAACCAACGATTAAGATTGCTTAACTTTGGCTTATCTCCAATATATGCATCATCAGTTTTATAAATGTCCTTATATGCTTTCTTATATTGCTTTACGATCAAACCGCTTCTATATGCAGATGGCTTATATTTATTCGTCATCTCTTTTTTTATCTCATTATATAATAAATGATCTGTTGGCTTTGGTTTTTGCTTATCTTCCTTTGGCATTGGTATTTCTACAATATAATCAATATGGTTTTGACCCTTTCTAAATAGATAATGATATTTATTATAGTCTGGTTCTATTAGGCGGTATCGATGGTAGTTATCAGTTGTATGAACTCTTTTAATTGGTTGCTTTCCATTTGCCTTCAAATATGCTCTTGCTGCATTTGTATTCCAATAATTTTTATCAAATAATACAGCTTGTATATTATCTGCCATTTAATATAAATCTATATTTTTTTATCATCTATAATTTAAAGATGGCTAATTTATGGTATGATCCAGATCAGCCAGGTGTCGAAGTCAAGTTAAGGCAGTTAATGGAGGTGAGCAACCCTAAAAAGGTCATTGAAAAGGCTCAATATTATTTCAATGATCCAAATGTAAAGGTATATTTAAGTCCTTTGAAGAATAAAAAATATGCTATATATGATCCAATACAAAAAAAGCTAATTTCATTTGGTCATATAGATTATGAAGATTACAGTAAGCATCAAGACGATAGACGCCGCCAAAACTATTTATCAAGGGCATCAAATATAAAAGGAGACTGGAAGCATAACCCATATTCAAGTAATAATTTAAGCCTTCATATTTTGTGGTAGATTAAAAATATTATCATATTTATATATAGAAAATGAGCTTTACTTTAGTTATAAATTCTTCAAATGTAGTGAATAGAAATACGAATGCAACATATCAATATAACTTCATCGGTGGTAATTTCATTGTTGAGGATGATATGGAGGTTATGCTCTCATCAGCTCAAATTCCTTATAGTATCTTTAACATAACATCAGCATATAACAATAATAAACTCATCATTGGCTTTCCAACTGGTGCAACTACTAATTCTTATACAACTTTTAATATAACCTTTCCTGATGGTTTCTATACTGTTTTAGATATCCGAAATTATATTCAGATGTTCTGCGTAAATAATGGTTTATATTTAATTAATGCATCTGGTGATTATGTTTATTATATAGATTTTGATGTTACTACCACTTATTATGCTAATCAAATTTTATTATTTACTGTTCCTCGTTCTCTTCCAACTGGTTGGACACAACCAGGCAATTGGATCGGATATTCAACATTTACAAGTGATAGAACTCCATATTTACAATTTGTAGTCGCTAACCAATTCCACGAATATTTAGGATTTAATAATGGAGTTTATCCCAATGGAGCATTAACTACTGGCAATACTTCTAATTATTCAATACTTTCAAATAGAATGCCTCCAGTTGGCTCTTATGTTAATTCGATCATCGTTCATTGTAGTCTTGTTAATAATAGAGTGGTATCACCAAGTGATATATTGGATGCATTTCAAATAACAAATACTACTTTTGGAGCTAATATCAATTATGCCCCTTCCATTGAAAAATTCGTTAAATTAGGTAGAGGGACATATTCAAGTATGATTATATACCTGACAGACCAGAATAATAATCCCATCAACTTATTAGACCCTAATATCCTTATTACATTGTTATTTAAGAAGAAAGCAAAAAATTAAATCTAAATTTATATTAGATAATGTATAAAAATAAGTTGTTTGCATATGGTGCTAAACACCTATTACGAAATAAAGGTTCATACAAGTCATATAAAGGAAGTAAAAAAGCAGCAGCAACTGGCGGAAGCTTGAATAATCTGGATAACTATCTATTATCACTTGTCGGAGGAGTTCGCCGAATGTCTGTTTCAAAGCCTAAAAAGTCTGCTAAAAGTGGTAGTTATGGGTCTGGACTTAAATTTGTTCGTTAGTTTTCCAAATATTCCTTTAAAATCTTATCATTTTCTTTTGTGTTATTGCTGAACAGTTTTAAGAACTCTTTATAAGCAATATCTTTATCCATTTTATCACATAGAAATTTTATAAATGCTATACAATACCATCCACATGCCTCGCTGTTCCAGTCTTGAATATCCTTATCATTATAGATATAAGGCTTTATTTTTAGCTCTAATTCCAATGGTGGAACAAAGCCATAACTATCAAAATAATATGATTTAAGGGGGTGAGCATAGCATACAGTCCAATGTGTTCCCTCATCATCACTAGTATCTAAATTTATAACATAAAAACCAACCTTCAAATGTTTTTTAATTTCATCTCTCATTAGTATGTTTTCTAATGGCAATTTATATTGATTTGCAAAATTCTTAATATCAATGTCAGTCAAGGTTTTTAATTTACTCATTAATTTTTTTCTATCCTATAATATAGAAAAATAATAATGTTATATGAAATAAAAATAACGCCATTAACAAAACCCCAAATTAGAAACCTCGGCAAAGGAAAAGGAGTTCGAGTTCGTGCTGGTAATTTCCCTATTCAAGTTGATAAATCCCAATACACACGATTTCATAGAAATTCACGATTAGGAAAAGCATTTACTTTAAAATTAACTGCGAAACAAGGTCAAGGAATATTCGGTGATATGTTCAGATATATAAAATCTAATCCTGTATTACGAGGTGCAGCAAATGCTGCTATAAGAGGTGGTAAAAAATATGCACATAAAGGAATTGATTATTTAGCATCAAAAGCACATTCTAAAATAGATACTTTCCCAACGCTTGGAGATGGTTTGCGTCCTCGTCGTCGTAGAGGTCGTGGTGTTGGTGGTTTAGTTTTAAATGGTGCTGCTGGTTTATCAAATCTTATAGGTGGTCCAGGTAGTAGAGAGGCTGCCGATGTTCTTCGTGGTGTTGGAGGTGTAGCAAACTTTTTAGGACTTGGAATGAAGAAAAAACGAGGACCACGAAAAGGAAAAGGAGTATTTGGAGGTGTAATGCAGGGTGCTGCAGGTTTATCCAATCTTATCGGTGGTCCAGGTAGTGGAGAGGCTGCTGATGTTCTTCGTGGTGTTGGAGGTGTTGCAAACTTTTTAGGACTTGGAATGAAGAAAAAACGAGGCACACGAAAAGCATCACCAGCACAATTAAAAGCCCTTGCTTATGGTCGTGCTATCCGTGATGCTAATCGCTCTCGTTCTGTTTCTGGATCTGGTCGCTTCCTTAAGAAAGGTTATCGAGGTGCAGCTCTTCTTCCTGCTGGATACTGATAGATAATTATTTTTTTCATTTATTATAATAGTTATAAATAATGAGTGCATACAACCCACCTGATCCATATTTCAATGGTATAAATTATAATAATGCTTTTTTTAGTATTCAAAGCAATTTCATAACACTTACTTATGCAACAAAAACTTTTTTAAATAAGATTACTGGCGGTATTATTAGTGGTTTAGTAAGCATAATATATTCAGCAACAGGATCACCTCAACTAGTAATACAAAATACAAATGCTTCTTCCCAATCATCTTTACTGATGAATAACAATGATAATACAAAAGGAATGGTTGTTGGTATTGGAAACACAAATTCATCAGCTTATCAAAATCAAGCATTTATTGAAGCAGGAGTATCAACAAATTTAATATTAAATGCTGGTGGATATTCCGCAACTCCAGAGGTATTAATAGATACTGCTGGAAATGTTGGAATTGGAACAGGAACTACAACACAAAAATTAACTGTAAATAATGGAGCATTACAAATTATTGGGGCATCTGTTAATCCAGGGAATGCAACTTCCGCTTCATTTTGGAACCAAGCATTAGTTGGTCCAACTATATCAGGAGCCAATATTGCATTTAATACAAGTGGTTCAACAGAAGCAGTGCGAATATTGGCTAATGGGAATTTTGGTATTGGAACCAATAATCCACTTTGTAAATTATCATTAGGAACTTCGACTGGTTTAAAAGTTCTTTCCTTATATGATGTAGGAAATGATTTCCAATATGTTGGATTAGGAGCAAGTAGTGGATTATGTTTTAATACAGCTGGAACTGGTGATGCTTTCCAATTTAGAGTTGGAACATCAACAACAACCGCTAATGAAGTAATGCGAATTACTGGAAGTGGCAATGTTGGTGTTGGAATAACTAATCCAAATTGTAGACTTCATTTACATTCTACAACATCAAATACTGAAATTAAATTACAATTAACTGATGCTACTACAGGCACAGCAAATGCTAATGGATTTGCTATTATTAAGTCAGGAACACAAGAAGTATATATACAAAATTATCAAAATACTAATCTTAATTTAACAACCGCTGGAAATAATATGATTTTTTCCACGGTGGGAACTGAAAGAATGAGAATTGATAGTTCTGGTAATGTTGGTATTGGAACTAACAATCCAACAACAGGAACAAAATTAGATGTTAGGGGGTCTATTTCAGGTGAATATTTAGCAATCGTAGATAGTGGTTCATATGGTGTTAATCAATATCAATTAATGATTAGTCCTCCAACATCTCTTTATGGAGCAAGTATTCAAACAATCCGCCAAGGAGATACATATAACAAAAATTTCTATTTACAAAAAGATGGCGGCAATGTTTGTATTGGAAATGATAACAATGCTGATGTTAATCAAAAATTCATAGTTAAGGCAACTACACCAGCTATAGTTATAAAAGGTTCAAGCGAAGCAGATAAATCTATTTTATATTTAGCAACTCCAAATATTGGTTCAAGTGCTTATAAATGTGCTTTAATAGCAGAAGGATTATCATCTTTTAGTAGAAGCAAATTCCATATTTGTCTAAATAATACTGCTGATAATACATATCCTACTTTTAACGCAGGAACTGCTGATGCTTGTTTTACTGTAGATTATAATGCTAATTGTGGTGTTGCTAATACTAGTCCAATTAACAGTGCAAGTGGGGATTTTAATTTGTGCGTGGGAAATTCAAGTATGACAAGTAATAATGGAACAATAATAATTGGAAAAAAGATAACAGGAACATCTACCAGGCATTTTAGAATTGGTTTAAATCCTCTATTCGATTGGTGTATTGGAGACTACGGAAATAATAATACTGCTGGTTCTTGGATTTACCAATTAGGAATAGCTTATGCAGCTCCTTTAAGCACAATTTATGGTAATACTATCGGACAAGTATATGTTATTTATAATCCTATTGCTACTAGTGATATAAAAGTTAAAACTGATATTAGAACAATTGATAATGCTTTATGGAAAGTCCAACAATTAAGAGGCGTTTATTATAAATCAATCATAGATGAAACTGAAAATATCGGTCTTATAGCACAAGAAACAGAATATATTATTCCAGAGGCTGTTAGATATAATGAACACACAGACACAAAAGGCATATCATATGGAAATTTAACTGCTTTACTAATAAATGCTATTAAGGAACAGCAAGAAATTATAGATAAGCAAGAAAAACAAATAGAAAATATTATGTATATATTAAGTAGAAACAGTTTAATTTAAATGGAACATACAACAAGCAATCAACATTTTTTAGTAAGAAATACTAATATGCGAAATGAATTATTAAAGAAGACTGATTATTATATGCTAAATGATGTGTATGAAAGGTTAGGTGAGGATGAAAAACAACAAGTAAAAGATTATAGACAAGCATTAAGAGACCACATCAATATCAATAAGGATAAATATTTACTTGATGGAGTTTCATTTGTGGAATTTCCAAAAGCACCTTCTTTCATTAAACAGGAAATCCTCAAATATTAAAACATTTTTTTATTATCTTATTATAATAGTTATAATGAGTGATTTGACAAACTTTTATTCGTATGTCCCAAAGGACAAAAGCAAAGACAAACCAAAGGGATATAAAACACATTTTATTGATAAGAATTCACGGATACTGATGGTTGGCTCATCAGGAACAGGCAAATCAAATGCATTGATAAATTTTGTCGAAAAATCATCTGGGGAATTCTTCAAAATCATAATCTGTTCATTCTCAACAACTGATGAGCCTTTATATCAATATCTACACGATAAAATACCATCAACCGAACTTATTAACAATATCGATGATGTTCCAGAAGTGCAAGAATTTGATGATTTAAATAAAAATAAATCTAAACTGATAGTGTTTGATGACTTTGTCACATTATCCAAGAAAGAAATGAAAAAATTATATGATTACGCTATTAGTTCTCGTAAGTTCGGCTTCACTACTGTGTATATGGCTCAATCATATACAGCTGTTCCAAAAATAATTTCAAGGAATTGCAATTATATATTCCTGTTTAGAGTTAATGATAGATGTTCAATCAAAAGAATAATAAGTAATCACGGTCTATCGTCAAGTATTACGCCAGAGACAATAGAACAGATGTATTATTATGCAACAAAAGAACCATTAGATTTTTTTCTAATAGACTTAAAAACAAATGATGAAAAACTGCGTTTTCGTAAGAATTTCACTGATTTGCTAACCAATTAATGTGTTTTTTTGTTTTCTGATGCCGTGATAAATTTTACCATTAGCATAATCTGGCATAATGTCGGTTTTTGTCTTATTATGTAGCTACTTTCTTAAATCACTTTCATTTTTTATTTTTGTTTAAGAACATATAAGCATTATTGATGTTATATAGCCTTTTATATAAATTATTAACTTCTACTATCAATTTTGGATTGGTATTTCCTGCTTCGATTTGACTTGCTACAAGTCTTAAACGATTTTTCATTTTTTCCTCCTTGTTTATTGATACTGGTTTTTGTTTGATTAATTTGCGAATTCCTTGTCCCTTTCTAAATTCTTTCGTTTGTGATCGTGTTTTTGACAATGCTTGTCTTTCTGCTCTTGTTTGTGATCGTGTTCTTGGTGGTGAAGCTTCATCCGGATTTCTTTCTTCTGCTCTGGATTGTGATCTTGCTCTTCCTCTTGGTGGTGATAGTTCTAATGCTCTTCCTGCTGGTTGTTTTGAATATGGACCTCGTTTCTTTCCTTTGTCGCTTCTTTCTCTTCTTCTTCGTGCTTCTTCTTGTGGTGATGTTGATAAAGCAGATAATACATTTTCAATTTCTTCAGGTGGTAATGGTGGTAATCCTGCTCTTTCTCTTAATTCTCTTAATTCTCTTGATCTTGCAATTGCTTCTTCTCTTCTTTCTCGTTGTTGCTGTGGTAATGATAAATCCAATGGTTCCATTTCATTTAATGCTTGTGCTTCTGCTTCTGAGACTGCATTTCTTATATTCGCAAGTTCTTTTCGTGCCAATTTACTTCTATATGCACTTTGAATTGCTGTTGCAGCTGGTCTAATGTATTCAGTTAAGTCTGTGTTATATAATGATTGCACATTCTTTCGATTTACTGCAGCTTTTATTGCATTTGCTGCATTTTGTTGCTTTTCTTGTTCTATTTCTCTATATCTCTGTAATACTCGTGGAAATCTTCCGGCTATCTTTTTGCGTTTGAGAACTGCCTGAAGATCTAATGCTGCTTGTTTTTGAGTTGAAAAATCTTTATCTGCTTGTTCTAATTGCTTTTGTCTTACTACTGCTTGGAGTGTTGATGCAGCTTGTCGTTGTTCCGCTTCTCGTTCTGCCTTTTGCACTTCTTCAACTTGTTTTCTCTTGATTGCTCCTTGTAGTGTTGATGCTGCTACATTTTTTTTCTTTTCTTTATTTAATTTATCAACATAATTAGTTGCAAATGTTTTAATGGCTTTTCTATTTCTAATTGCATTTTGTATTAAATTAGCTGCTGCATTTTCTTGCTTTTCTTGTTCTATTTCTCTATATTTCTGTAATACTCGAGGAAATCTTCCGGCTATCTTTTTGCGTTTGAGAACTGCTTGAAGATCTGATACCGCTTGTTTTTGAGTTGCAAAATCGTCATTTCCTTGTGCTACTTGTTTTCGTTTAAATGCTGCTTGTAATATGCTTGTCTTCTTATTCAAATCATTTAAAATGGATGGCAATTCCTTTGCAGCAGCCTTAACACTCATAGAAGGATTATAACCATACTTATTAATGAATGCTTTGCTAATCTCATCAAAATATTTATTAACTTGATATTTATCTTCATCTCCTAACGACTTGAGGACATCTTCTATATAAGATTGGTCCTTAAATAAATCAGGCAATTTAGATTTCAAGTCTTTGACATTCTCATTTAATGCCCATTGTTTATATAAAACAGGATCATATTTTGATTGCTCTATTTCCTTTAATCGTCTGTAGTATGCCATATCGCTTTCATATGGTTGTTGTTGAAGATTTAAACGATTTCTATTGACCTGTTCCAGTTCTTGTTCATATCTCTTGACTTCTTCTTTATTCTGCTGTTGAATTAATGCATTTTGCTTTTTAGTATCTTTGATGAGTTGGATGCGTCTTTCGATTTCATAAGTATCAACATCATAATCATTTCTTAATTGGGCAATAATATTCTTATATTCCTTTATTTGGTCATTATAATTGGCTAAATCTTGTAGTTTTTGACGATTTGTTCCAAATACATTTATATCTGTTTCTAAAGCCAATTTAGCATTATGCAAATCCTTTAAAACAATTTCCGCTTCGCTGATGTTTCTCCCAGTCAGCAAACGATTTTTAAAAATGGTTCTTGCTTCATCCTTTATATCCTCTGTATCAGTTGGAATTTGCATAATTGGTTCAAAGGATGGTTTGTTATATACTCTTGCTTCTCCGTCTATCATAATCGGTGCATTCTCCCTTTCTTGATATTCTTGTATCATTTCCTTGGTTATAGCCGATAGAGGCTTTTTGTTGTTTATCTGCCCTAACATAACAACGCCTTCAGGTTGCTGTTGTGGTTCTTGTCGTTCTCCATTTATTGCAGAATACGATATATCGTGTAATCGTCTATTTATCTTATTTTCCGCTATGCTTGATTTAACAATTTTATTTAATAATGACATTTCTTATTATATAAATGGAAAAAAAATAATTATCTTATTAATATAATAGAAAATATAATGACAGACAATTATGAATATAATAAATCTATGGAAGTTCAAACCGAAGGTATGTATTCCCCTTATACTGATAAACAGTATAATAATTATGTCAATGACATCAATTCAGGGGTCTATACCAATAACGGCTTATCGTTAGTGCAGTTTGATTTATCATCTATTTATAATTCATCGAAATTTATGGATGCTGGTGATTTATTCGCAGTCCTTCCTATTACTATGGTTGCTGCATATAGCACTAATGTTTCTGGAACCCTTGTAGCTCCAACAGCTGGAAGTGTCAATTTACTATCACTAAAAAACAACTTCATTCATCTAATCCATCAAGCTGAATTAACTGTCAATGGTAAGACAGCTGAAGACAGTCAGCCATTTGTGAATATTGCCAAACACTTCCAAATGCTTTCAGAAATGTCAGTAGGTGATTTAAAGACTATTGGTTATTCACTTGGAGTTAGTGATTTAGATAATTGGAAAAGCAAAGTTTATAATGGTTCTACTACTGCAACTGTCACTACTAAAAGCGGCAACGGTATGACTAATAATCGCCCTTTTGTTGATGTTGCAACTGTTGGAGGTGCTGCTGATAGTATCACTTGCACTGCTAGTCAATACGATAAAACTGCTAATACTGGAATTCAAAAACGCCTTGGGCGTTATACTGATACTACTGCAGGAAGCACCAATGGATTATTTGGAATTACTGCTGCTACCATAGCATCATTATCTCAACTAAATAATGATTTTGCACCAACATATCAAGTGCTGAACACCAATTATATGGTTTGGTATGATTATGCTGTTATCAAACTATCAACACTATTCGAAAGTTTAAATTCTATTGGTCTTACTCGCAAGGCTGATATTTTCCTCCGTCTATATGTAAATACTGGCACTCTGAATGCTACTATTTCTGGTCCAAATACTGCAACTCCTGGTTATTCCTTAACTGTTGCCAATAACTCTTTTAATAATACTTGTCCTTTCACCATCAATTATTTAAATGCTACTTCAGCAAATGGTGGAATACCTGCTACAGTGGCTAATTTAACTGCTGGTCTATATATTGCCAAACCTCCTGCAACTTCATATAATGGAATTAATCTTGCTACTTCTTCTGCATCTCATCCTCTCCCTGCTTGTCGCATTTACTATTCCCAAATTGTTATCCAACCAAATCTCGCAGAAGAATATATATTAGCTAATCGAGCCAAAAAATGTATTTATCGAACTATTTTAACAAATCAATATAATAATATTATTACTGGTGGCAATTTCAATCAACTTATTTCATCAGGTGTTGTTCATCCGACTGGCATCCTTATTGTTCCTTATGTATCTTCTCAAGCTTCTTTCAGCTTTGGAGATTTTGCCTGGAAATCACCATTCGATACAGTCCCTGCTGATGCTCATCCTCTTTCTTTAACTAATCTTCAAGTTACTGTTGGCGGTCAAAATGTTCTTCAATCTGTTCTCAATTATAATTATGAGAGTTTCTTGGAACAACTCATTTATAATGAGCAATTAACATCTGCTGATTTTGGCGTTACAACAGGTCTATTTGATGCTGCTTTTTGGAATTTCAACCGCTTCTATTGGGTCAATGTTGAACGCTCTAATATTACTGATAAACTCCAACCACGAAATATAAACATCAGCTTCACCAATAATAACAATGTCCCCATTGATATTCTTGTATTTACCTTCAAATCAAACCAACTCACGATCGATGTTGAAACTGGCATTGTTTCCATTCCATAAATGCAATATTTTTTTTACTTTCTTTATAATAAATGGAAAGTTTAAAGACCTTATTAGATAAGATTTATATTACTGGCATTTTGTGCGAATTGTCATACAACTATTACAATTTTATAAACAACTGCATTATGTTGCCGACGATTTTAGGCTCTTCAATACTGACAATTATGAATTCTTCAGATATTGATGTTAATAAGATGAAGATTATAAACATTACTTTGAATGGTCTGAATACTCTTATATTAGCTATAAGCACCAATTATAAACTCATTGATAGAATAAACAACTATAAGACCAACAAGACTAAGGCAATAAAATTGCAACATTTGATAGAAAGTTATTTATTAAAAAATGCAGAAGCTAGTCCAGAGATATTAGAAGGTTTTATAAATGAATATGATAAGATATATGACGATCTCATATTTGGATTTCCTTTTCATATTAAAACAAAAGTGATTAAGAAATACCAAGGCAAAAAGTCATTGCCAAATTCCTTATCCTTTTTAGCATCAGTAGATATAGTTATAACTGAACAATAAAAATGATATTATATTATAGGAATGACAAGTATATTAACAGCAGAGGAACAGAGGCTATTTGATCAATACAATAAACGACGATTGCAGCACAATAAGGCACAAGCACAATATAGATTAAGATTGAAAGCGAGGAACCCAAATTATAATGTTGAGTATAATGCATATATGAGAAATTACAATGCTAAACGCTCAAGAAAGGTAAGAAATATCAGAGATAGATTGATGGAACAAGATGAAGTAATAATTCCAGATGCAGAAGTTTTATTGGAGATAACACAACAAAAGCAAAACAAACGAGGACGAAAAAGAAGGGCAGATATGGATATTGTTCCATCATACCTAATAAGACAGCAACAAGGAAAACCATTAAAATCCGGCTCTTTAAATGACTATCTTGGCAAAGCTAATGTTATTCAAAAGAAATTTAAAAATCAGAGTTTATCACCACAGGCAATGGCAGAATTAGAAAAACTGATGACAGACGACCCAACAGCAAATCAAGCAATCATTTTAAGGGAGATGGACTATTTAAATGATGTTGATAATATGGTCCATACATTAAAGGGAATTTATCCAAATCCGAGATCCCTTAAATCCTATATTACTGTATTGGCTGTTATTACATCCCATTTAAAGGACTTTCATCAGGTCTATCAACAATTGACACGAATTAGCATAGAGATAAATAAGAGAATACAAGAGAAACGAGATGATAATGAATTAACTGGCGACGAGACAGAGAGAATAATCCCATTAGATAAGCAGACTATTTTAAATGGTCTTGACAAGTTGAAAGATATGAGAGAAAAATTAATATTTGGCTTATATACCCTTCAACCTTGCCGCCGACTTGAATATAGATTTATGAGAATTACAAAAGAAACTGACATTGATAAGTTAGATGATAAAGATGATAATTATTTGGTTATCACGCCACCATATAAATTTATCTTCAATAACTATAAAACCAATGATAAATATGGACAACAAGAAATCCCAGTAATGGACAATGATCTAATCAATCTTATTAAAAAGTATATAGCATATTATAAATTAAAGATTGGCGATTATTTGATTGGTCAAACAACTGATAAAAATAAAGTAATAGCAGAACCCAATTTTTCTAATAAACTAACCCAAATATTTAAAAAGGCATATGGAGTTCATACAAGTCTTGATTATATCCGTAAATCACATATCATAGCATTTTTAGATCAGCCCAAGAAATTGAGCAATAACGAAAAAAAGCAATTTGCTTATTGGATGAGCCATAGCACCGAAGAACAAACAAAATATTATAAGATAGTCAAATAATTATTCATCATTTATAAATTTGATAGAAAAATTGGTATATTTCTTATAACACTCGATACATCTTATTTTTCTGGGAATATATGGTATGATAACTTCGCAATCCTTACATTTCCTTTCAGTTGGTTTAGCTTTCATTCTATAATATACATAGATTTTTTTCTTATATAACTTCATATACTTATAGTTGTCTAATTATTAGTTTATGTATTGTTAAATACCAATATGTATAATAAGCTTCCCATAATACAAATATTCCTAAACCTAATTTATATAAAATTTCTTGTTTCATCCTATAATAAAGATAGATTTTATACTTATATAACAATTGAAGAAAACAATAAAGAATTTTGCTTTAAGAGATAAAAATATTTGTTAATTTAATTTTAAAATTAAAAAAAGTATGACATAATATTCTATTTTATAAATTTAGAAA